TTGTAATTACAAAACACATTAATGGGAAAAGGATTTACAGTCAAAGCGAAATCCCCTGTTGCAAAACCAAAAGAACCCGAATGGGATTATGATAAAGCACGGGAGATGATTCGCAATAAAACAGTGGTATTCTGCCTACCAGGGCGCGGAGTATCCTATGCTTTCCTGAAGAGCTTTGTACAGCTATGCTTTGATCTGGTACAAAGTGGAGCAAGTATCCAAATCTCTCAGGATTATTCATCAATGGTCAACTTTGCTCGATGCAAGTGCCTCGGTGCTAACGTCCTTCGTGGTCCAGATCAAAAACCATGGGATGGTAAACTTGATTATGATTATCAACTATGGATTGATAGTGATATCGTCTTTAACTCGGAGAAGTTCTGGCAACTGATCCTCATGGATCAAGATATTGCTGCTGGTTGGTATTGCACTGAAGATGGGCGTACAACCTCGGTTGCACACTGGATGGAAGAAGATGATTTCCGTAATAATGGCGGTGTCATGAATCATGAAACGCTTGAAAGTATTGCAAAGCGTAAGAAACCATTCACTGTTGATTACACTGGTTTTGGTTGGGTACTCATCAAGCATGGTGTATTTGAACACGAAGGTCTACCTTATCCTTGGTTTGCACCTAAGATGCAGGTATTTGAATCTGGTGAAGTTCAAGACATGTGTGGTGAAGATGTATCATTCTGCTTAGATGCAAAAGAAGCAGGTTTTGAAATCTGGTGTGATCCACGCATTCGAGTTGGTCATGAAAAACAACGAATTATTTGATATACTAGATGGGGATAAAGTTCTTTATGAGAACCTAACCCAAGATCAATACTTTGATACGATAGAAGATCTTGCTCAAGACTTCTATCAAAATGGTGGAAAGAATCCACAAAATTTGAAAACCGTTATTAAAAAAGGTGAACCCTAATGGCACGATCTAAAATTGGACTCGGTGGTGAGGCATTTGTTGAGTCACAACCGAAAAAATCTCGTCAAGGCAACGGTAAGCATACCAAATATGCCGCAACTTCTCGTAATAAAGCACGGAAGCGTTATCGTGGACAAGGTAAGTGAATGAATTAAAACTTTTAAATCATCGCCATCATGATAACTTCATATCTGAATTCTTATTTGATCCATCAGAACTGAATTTAGATGTAGTTATTGATTACTTTGAAGCACTTCATGAGAATGGTGCTGCTGTTGTTCCAAGGAATAATGTAGCAAAAGATGATCAATTGTTTTTATCTGGTGTTATAGGTGGACTTTACGGTCCATCTGTTTCAGAACTTACGATTAGTGATAATAATATCTTTGCCATTTACCGTCATTGGCAAAATATATCTAAAATTTGCTTTGATTTGTACTTTGATAAGTATGAAATCTTTAAAACTAAGCAATTAGAACATGTAAATGCTAAAATTCAACGAACAAAACCATCTGGTGGGTTTCATCTTTGGCATCATGATGGTGGATCACCACTTTGGCATCGTCAATTAGTAACTTTACTCTATCTAAATGATGATTATGATGCAGGTGAAACCGAATTCTTATATCAATCAGTAAGAATTAAACCACAAGCAGGTAAATTTATCATATTTCCCGCTCAATGGACTCATATGCACCGTGGAAACCCTCCAATTGGCGGTACAAAATACATTTTAACATCGTGGGTAACTGAATTTCCCGCTGCAGCGTCAAAATAAGACTCGGATTTCTTAATCTGGGTCTTTTTTTTGTCTAACCTCTATAAATAACCAGAGCAATACTATTAAATAAACCTTTTAGATGGCAATAAAGCGCACATCTCAGTCGTTTAAAGACATTAGTTTCTCTTTTGTACCACATCCTGTTACAAAAGACCTACCTGTCTTGGTAAATGAACGCGCAATTACAAGAGCAGTACGGAATTTAGTTGAAACAATTCCGACAGAAAGGTTTTTTAACTCTGATTTAGGTACTGATATACGCGGAAGTCTATTTGCAAACTACACTCCAAGTCTTCCACGCATTATTGAGAACCAAATTAATGAAACTGTCAATCGTTATGAACCTAGAGTCGCAAACTTAAGGGTTAATCTTGATTCATATATTGATCAAAATGCATTTAATGTGACTGTAACCTTTGATATTGTTGGACTTGATGCTCCAACTCAAGAATTTACCTTCCTCTTAGAGCCTACCAGATAATAATATGCCATTTACACAGTACACAAGTTTAGATTTTGAGGAAATAAAAGCCCAGATACGGGATTTTCTTCGTGCAAACAGCAATTTTACTGATTTTGACTTTGAAGGATCCAACTTTTCGGTTCTAATTGACACTTTAGCGTACAATACTTACATTAATGCCTTTAATGCGAACCTAATTGCTAATGAATCGTTCTTAGATTCTGCTTCAATTCGTGAAAATGTGGTTTCATTAGCACGAAACATTGGTTATGTACCTACATCAAGGACTGCAGCACATGCTGAAGTACATTTTGAGGTTGAAACCGACACTTCTGAACCTATCATCTACTTGAATCCAGGTTTAGTCACTGTTGGAGTGTCTGATGGCAGTACTTTTACCTTCTCAACCACTGAAGAATATCATGCTTCAGTAAAAGTTGTTGGAAAAAACACTGACGGTACTGATAAAAAGGTTGCAACCTTTGGAAGTGCTGAAAATCCAATTCAAATTCATCAAGGAACCTTCCTACAAAGCAGATTTAGGGCAAACAATGGGAAAGATCAACGCTTTATTCTTTCTAACCCCAATATTGACACCTCAACCCTTAAAGTTTTTGTTTCTACTGAAGCAGGAGTGTTGGGAAGAGAATGGCAAATGGTTGACAACATCTTAAATATTGAAAAAACCTCCGAAATCTTCTTTATTCAAGAAATTGGTGATGAAAAATTTGAAATTCTCTTCGGTGATGGCATTTTTGGTAAAAAATTAGAGAATGGAAGCATCATTACAGTCAGATATATCGTAACTGACGGTAAAGACGGCAATGGAGCAAGGGAATTTAGTTTCCAAGGTTCATTTAGTGATAAACCCCAGAGTCAAGTGGGTGGTAAAGTTGTTTTACCTGCTGCTGGAGTGGTTGTTAACACCGTCAATGGCGCTAGAAATGGCGCTGAGATAGAGGATGTACGCTCTATCAAGTACTTTGCCCCTAGACTGTACTCTTCGCAGTACAGAGCGGTTACAGGGCGTGACTATGAGGCGATTATTCAGTCAATCTTCCCTCAAACTGAGTCTGTTGCTGTAATTGGTGGTGAAGAATTAAGTCCACCACAGTTTGGTAAGGTGCAAATCAGCATCAAACCAAAAAATGGTACTTATGTTTCTGATTTTGATAAGCAACAAATCAAAAACAAGTTAAAAAATTATGCAATTGCTGGAATTAACTCAGAAATTGTAGATCTTAAGATTCTTTATGTTGAACTTGATTCAACGATCTACTATGATACCTCAAAAGTATCAAATCCTGATCAGTTAAGTGCAAGTATTACAGATACCTTATCGACTTATTCAAAAACTGTAGACATCAACAAGTTTGGTGGAAGATTCAAGTACAGTAAGATCCTACAATTGATCGATAGAGTTGATAATGCAATTACTTCAAACATTACTAAGGTCAAGATCAGAAGAGATCTAAAGGCATTGAAGAATCAGTTTGCACAGTATGAACTATGCTTCGGTAATAAATTCCACATCAACCCCGAAGGATATAATATCAAGAGTACTGGATTCACTGTAGGAGGTTCTTCTGATTTGGTATTCTTAACTGATGTTCCCAATAAGACTGCTGATGGTAAATTAGATGGCAGTAATAAGGGTATTATCAGTGCGGTTTCTCGTAATGAAAAGGACGAACTAAAAGTTATTGTGAAATCTGTAGGAACTGTTGACTACCACAAGGGTGAAATATTACTGAATACTATCAATATCACCTCAACTGTTGCAGATAATGATCTTATTGAGATCCAGGCGTTCCCAGAATCTAATGATGTTATTGGATTGAAGGATTTGTACATCACATTTGATGTTTCAAATTCTAGAATAAATATGGTTAAAGATGTAATTGCTTCTGGAGAAGATGTTTCTGGCGTCATATTCTCAAGAGACTATTACACATCAAGCTACTCTAACGGAGAACTAGAGAGGAAATAAATGACCATAGGGATTGACAAAAGAGTTCAAATTAACAAAATCATAGAGAGTCAATTACCTGAATTTGTCAGGTCTGATTTTGAGAATGCGACTGAATTTTTCAAACAATATTATATTTCTCAAGAATTTCAGGGTGGACCTTCAGATTTAATTGATAATCTAGATCAATATCTTAAGTCTGACAATCTTGTACCTGAGGTTGTTTATGGAAAAACAACTCTCTCCTCAAGTATTGATGCATCATCTACCACTCTAAGTGTTACTTCAACAAAGGGGTATCCTGATGAGTATGGTCTCCTTAAGATTGATGATGAAATCATCTCTTATACTGGTAAAACTGACACTGAGTTTACTGGTCTCATCCGTGGTTTCAGTGGTGTCACTGGTTACAATGTTGGAATTGCAACTTCTTTCGATTATGTCAATCGTCAAAATCTAAAATTTGAAGATACCAGTTCAGCAAGTCATGCTTCTGGTGCAGAAGTAATTAATTTAAGTGTACTTTTCATTCAAGAGTTCTATAAAAAACTCAAGAAAACTTTTCTCCCTGGATTGGAGAACAATGATTTTACCAAAGACTTAGATGTTGGTAACTTTATAAAGCACGCTAGATCCTTCTATCAATCTAAAGGTATTGAAGAATCCATCAGAATCCTCATGAAGGTTCTGTTTGGTGAGCCTGCAGTTATTCTTGATCTAGAAGAAAGACTCATTAAACCTTCTAGTGCAGAATATATCCGTAGAGAAGTTATTGTTGCTGATAGGATCAGTGGTGATCCTCAGAAGTTGGTTGGTCAAACGATTACAAAATCAACTGATCCATCTACCACTGCATCTGTATCTGAAGTTGAAATTTTTACCAGATCTGGTATTAGCACTTCAGAACTTAAGTCTTACTTTAAGATTTCACTATTCGTTGGATACAATGATAGAGATCTAATTGAAGGAACATTTACTATTCCTGGCAAAACTAAAGTTCAAGAACCCGTATCTACTGGTTCTTCAATCATCACTGTTGACTCTACTATTGGATTTGGGCAAACGGGATATGTCTTAGTTGGTGATAATACTGTAACTTATGGGTCAAAATCTGTTAATCAGTTCTTTGACTGTGAAGGTATATCCACCAATATTGGTATTGGATCTGATGTGAGATCTGATGAAGTTATTTTTGGATATGAAGATGGTGATATTACAAAGAGAGTTGAATTAAGAATCACTGGTGTACTCTCTGAATTTGAAACTGTCTCTGATATTTCTCTAGTTAACGAAGGACAGAGAATATATGTCAAGAATGTTGGTGAAAAGATTCTTAATCCAACTAATGAACCAACATATAAGCAAATTTTTGCCAATTCCTGGATTTACAATACTAGTTCCAGATATCAAATTAGAGAAGTAAGTGGTTCTACTCTTGCATTGATATCTCCAATTGATAAGTCTAGTTTGAAAGTTGGTGATAGTGTTGAGATTCTTCAGCGTAATTCTGATAATGTAGTTGCACCATTCGCATTAATTACAAATATTGATGTAACTAGAAATGAAATCATTGTAAATGGTCTTTCCGCATTTACTCCTCTACAAGGTCTATACTATGATATTAGAAGAAAACTAAACAAAGCATCTAGTAACTATATTGAAATCAAAGGTGGTAATGATCAGGTCTTATCAGATGTACTCAATCTCTACAGTGAGACTGATAAGAATGCATATGTTGCATCTAATTCCCTACCATCATATGATCTTCCAGAAGAAGTAAAGATACAAACCACTATTTCTGATGATATTCAGAATGAATTAGAAGGGTATGTAGCAACAACCTTTGATTATGACACTATTATTGACGGTACTGGAAAAGAAATTCCATTTATTACTGGAGATGAGGTTGTTTATGATGCTGGCGGACATCCTCTCACTGGTTTAACTGAAGGAAATGCTTATTTTATTGAGGTTATCAACAAAAACCCTGGTAAAATTAGATTATATCTTTCAAGAGGTCTAATCGGTCATAGTGCTAGTGCGGTTAGATTCAAACCAGATGGATTAGCATTTACCGCTACTCACAAATTCCTCAGGAAATCTCAGTTTGGTCAGAAGTTAGCTGCTAATGACATTCTAAGAAAGTTCCCACTTACTCAGAATTTATTCGTTTCTGGGACTGGTGAGACTGTAACTAACCAGGTTGGTATGCTTATTGATGGTGTTGAAATTACTACACCAATCTCAGGCGATGCGATTTACTATGGACCAATCGATCAAGTTCAAGTCTTCAATGAAGGTGAGGGTTATGATGTTATCAATCCTCCTAATATTAAGTTAGACAGAAGCACCAATGGTGGAGTAGATGCTGTTGCAGAAGCAGTTGTTGAAGGTTCTGTTGATCAAATCTTAGTTGACCCACATCGTTTTGATATTGATGATGTTGTTTCAATATCACTAGTTGGTGGTAATGGAACAGGATGTAAACTTGAACCCGTTATGGGTACTAGATTTAGAGAATTAAATTTTGATAGTAGAGACATCTTCTTCTCTGGTGGATTATCCAAAGATGATGAAACTATTACTTTTAAAGAACCCCATTTCCTATCAAATGGACAGGTTGTTTTCTACAACAGTAACGGAAATAGTCCAATCGGCACTGGTCCATTTAAATCAAACAGTAATGTATCCACTGGATCACTTGCAACTGGTGCCCCATACAATGTAAGAGTTGTCAACTCTAGAACAGTTCAACTTTATGAGACTCGTAGTGATGCTCTCAGTGGTATCAATACCATTGGTATTTCAACCGCAACTAATGCATCTGGTATTCATAAATTCAGAACCGCTTCAAAAAGGGTACTTCAATCTGTTAGAGTTATTGAACCTGGATCTGGATACTCTAATAGAAAGGTAAGAGCACTTCCAAAAGATGTTTCTCTCGCTTATGACACCATTCATTCCAAAAATCATGGATTCGGTCATGGTGATTTGGTAGAATATTCGATTAGTAATACTGGCACTACTAATAATACTTCGTCAGTATATTATACAATCGGTCTAGAAAGTTGGACTAGTACACATAAGGCACCAATATTGTTCACCCAGGCATTAAATGATGGAACAGGTGGTGGAAATCAAGCAGCGTGGTTACAAGATTACTATGATGATATTGTCGCAAATGGTGCTAATGCTACAGCAACTATTAAAACAGTTGATGCTTCAGGACATGCAGAATTTGCACAGCAAACTGCAGAGGGTGCCATACTTCAATCAGAAATAAGAAACTTTATTGGTTCAAGTAATCCATCTGGTCCTATTGCAAACGCACAGTTCCCTATCGTCCCAGCAGATGGTGAAACTCATACCATTGATGGTACATCTTATCCAGTTATGGGTAAATTGTATGTACCCACAGGTGTCGCAGCAAGTTCTCTTGATGTTGTAGTTGTATTCCATGGCACAGTCGGATCTGGAAGCATTGCAGACGCAGCACAAACTGCACTTGATACTTTCCTGAATACAACCACTCTTAATGTAAGAGATAAGATCATCTTCGCTGCTGCATATCCTCAAGACCATATTTCTAGTTCACTCCAGTTTAATTTACCTGGTGTTGGTACAGAGACACCAACATTCCTAATGGGTGATAACCTTCCTTATGCAAGAGCGGCAGTTGGTTGGGTTCAAAATTCTTTGAATGCTTATATTGCAGCTCAAGGTGGCACTAAAACTATCAACGATGTTTATCTGTTCGGTCACTCCCAGGGTGGTAAATTAGTTGCTAAGATTAACACTTTAGATACTGGAATTGCTGGTGTTATTTCAAATGCTCCTGGTCCTATTCAGTTTGACCAAACTTGTTCAACAGCATCTAACAACTATACCTGCGACAAAGTTGCAGCAATTCATGGTGCTCCTGGTGGTATTGGTGGATTAAATCTTAATAATCAATACTATGTAATTAAGATTGATGACGATTCATTCCGCCTAGCAGATGCTGGAACTACACAAAATATTGATAATTTTAAGAGAAATAATTATATAAACTTTACATCTCAAGGAACCGAACAGCATACATTTGCATATCCAGAAATTAAAGTAGAAGCAGAAGTTTCATTTAGTTCGACTGTTTCTGGTACTCTTAATTTTACTCCTGTTGTTACTGGTAAAATTACGGATGTAAAACTATCCAACTCTGGAACAAAATATGGTTCTACAATTCTTAACCACACCAAAACTCCATCAGTATCTGTTGAAACTGGTGATGGTGGTGTTGTACGACTTATCATTGTCGATGGTAGAATTGATCAAGCTCAAGTTTTAAACAAAGGAAGAAATTATTTCTCAGTTCCAGATATCATAGTTACTTCAACTGATGGTAAAACTGGGAATGGTGCGATTCTAAGAGCAGTAATAAATGATCTGCATCAATTGGAGGGCGTTAGAGTCATTAATCCTGGTATTGGATATGTTGATGCCCTTACAGAGGCAACTGTCGTATCCAGAGGTAAGAATTGTGTTCTCAATCCTAGAATTAGAAAACTTACTGTTGATTCTAGAATCAAAAATGGAAATTATGATGTAAGTTCTGCAGAAGACGGTCTAGCGTTAAGATCTATTGGTTATACCCCAACTATAGCAGATAGTTTTGATGATGTTGAATCAAGACATTCACCAATCATTGGATGGGCATACGATGGCAACCCAATTTATGGTCCTTTTGGATTTACCAATCCATCTGAGTTAGGTCCTAATGTAAAAATACTAACCTCAGGATACTCACTAGATGCTTCTAATGTTGTTGATCGTCCTTCTACCAATGAATTTGCGGAAGGTTATTTTGTTGATGATTGGTCTTTTACTGGAAATGGCGATCTTGATATTCATAATGGCAGATTCTGCAAAACTAATGAATTCCCTAACGGAGTTTATGCATACTTTGCTTCCGTAACTAGAAGTACACAATCTAATGTACTTGAACCTTCTTTCCCATACTATATCGGAAAGACTTACAGATCACCATATATCAACGATAATTCTTCATTGAATCAGAAGTTTGATTTTAATAACTCTAAGTTATCGAGAAATACTTTCCCATATAAGGTAGGTGATCAAAATGCTGATAATGACTTTATTATTGAATCAAATGAAACCCTAAGACAATTATCAACTATTGAAGCAATTACTGTTGGTGAGATTGATGATATTGTTGTATTAGATGGTGGTTCTTCTTATAAAGTTGGTGATGTAACCAGTTTTGATGATACTAATACCAATGGAACAGGTCTTCGTGCTCAAGTTAAATCATTAGTTGGTTTTGCAGTAACTGCACTTGAGACTGATCTTGATAGATATGAGAATGCAGTATTTAAGTGGATTGATGATCAAACTGTTGAAGCAACCTATCACCCATACTATGATTTCTTAGATGAAACTACCGTTAATATTTCTGGTTTAAACAAAACAGTAGTTCACCTGCAAGATACTTTTACGGTTGGTGTAAAGACCGAAACTATTGGTCTTGCAAAATCAATGACTGCTAATCCAGTAGTTACTGGAAGAGTTGAGGACATATATGTTGATAGAATTCCATCTACTGTTTCTGTAGGATCTACAATTAAGATCAATGATGATGAGTTAATCAGTGTTCTTAACATTTACCCAATTGGATCTATACTAAGAGTTAAGAGATTTGGTGTTGGTATTGCCCACACTTATGGATCCAAATTAGATCCATTAGCAAGAACTATTAGTATTCCAGTTCAGACTAAGAAATTCGAGTCTTCTATACAAGATAAGATATTCTTTAATGCACATCAATCTGTTGGTGTTGGAACCACTGCTGGTGGTGGTATTAGTGTTGAATATGTTGTTGGTGAGAGTAAATCTATCGTACCTATTCCTACAAGGCAGATTTATCTACCAAATCACCCATTCACTCATGGTCAAGAATTAAAGTTTGTCAAGAATGGCACTGCAACATCATTGCTAGTTGGTCCAGAGAGTGGTCCAAATGGTCTATTCAACCTTCCAAATGTAACCACTGACATCTCAACAGTATATGTTGTTGATAAGGGACAGGATTATATTGGTATTACAACTATTAAAGCTGGCATTGGTACTGTATCTGAAGGTTTGTTCTTCCATAGTAATGGTAGTGATGACTTTGAATATTATTTTGAATCTAAAAAACCACAAGTAATTGGTGATGTAGATACTATCACCACAAAAGTATTCACTACTGTTGATGGTATCATCGCAGATACTCATGGTTTGGAAAATGGTGATAAAATTTCACTAAATGTTGTTCCTAGCACTATTGTTGGATTAGGAAGCACTGCACCTATATCATTATCATTTAATGAAGAACATCAGAAACTTCTAATAAACAAAACTGACTTTGCAGATTCTGACATCAACATTGTTGATTCTTCAATTTCTATCAATAACCATGGATATAGTACTGGTGATAGAGTTTTCTATACTGGAAATGCTGCAGGTCTAATTCAAGGATCATATTACATTTACGAAATAAATTCCAATAAGTTTAGTTTTGGTCAGACTTTATCTGATGTAACTGCAGAACCAGCAAACTTGATTAATATTACATCTCAAGGATCTGGAACTCATAGTGTAGCATTAATCAACCCAAGACTAACTTCAACTAAAAATGGTTCTCTTGCTTTTGATTTAACCGATACTACATTACAGGGATATGAACTTAAGTTCTTCTATGATGAAGAATTCAAGAACGAATTTACTAGTACCAAAGATAATGATGTATTCAATGTAAGTGGTGTTGGTACTGCAGGCATTGGAACAGATGGAAGAGCATCTATTAAGTATAGTGGTTCATCTCCAACCAAGATTTATTATGGATTAGAAAAAGCAGGATATATTAGTACTGCAGATAATCTAGTACAAAACAATTCTCAAATTCAATTTGTTGAGAGTGCTTATAATGGTGACTATTCTATCTTTGGTATTACTACTAATACCTTTAATGTTTCTCCTAGAAACATGCCCGAACTTCTTTCTTATGTTGAAGATCAGTGCGAAACTATTGAATACTCCACAGAATCAACTGCAGTTTCTGGTGCAATCAAAGATCTAAGAATTATCTCTAAAGGTCAAAATTATAAGCAAGTTCCTAGATTTAAAGAAGTAGTCAGTGTAAATGGAAATAATGCTAACATTGTTGCACTTTCAACTTCTATTGGTAGAATTGATAGAGTAAGAATTGTTGATGTAGGATTTGAATATCCATCAGATAAAACTCTAAGTCCAGAAGCATTTGTTTCACCTACCGTTAGAATTGACGATGTAGATGTTATTAAAGAAATCAATGTCATTGATGGTGGTAAAGAATATCTATCGGCACCAGATCTAATTGTATATGATCCAGAGAAGAATGAAATCGTAGATGAGTCATCACTACTTGCTATTACACCTAACCAAGCGGTTTCTGAAGTTGAAATTATTGCACCTATTCAAGGTTTGAATTCGGTTAACCATAGAGTAATTGCAATTAATAACTCAAATGGTGTTGGTATTTCTTCCATGGAAGGCGGTGTTGGTATTGTTACTTGTAATCTAGAAACACCAATCAATGGATTTGCCATTCAACCTTTTGCAGTTGGTGATGAAATCTTTGTAGAGGGTATTGAACTTTATGGTGAAGATGGTCTTGGAATTGTAGGAAATACAAATCCTGGTGGTATAACCACTGGAACTGGTTTCAACTCTGAAGATTATAACTATCAATTCTTTAAAGTTACTGAATATACTCCATCAAATCCAGCTATTCTTAAGTTTAGTATTGCAGGACTAACTACTAACCCTGGTATTGCTAAGACTTTCCAGTCTGGTTACGCAACCATCGTTAATAAGAAAAATTATCCTCAGTTTAATGTTGTTCAGGAAAGAGGTTTATTCTTACTTAAAGAAAAACTATATGTACTGAAAGACACTGGTAAGTTTGAACTTACTGATTTAGAAGTTGTTAGTAGTAGAGATGACTTCATTAAGATTGATGGTATCTTCCCAATAAGAGCAGGTGACAGAGTTAGAGGTGCTAATAGTAATGTTAGCGCAACAATTACTGATATTGTTGATAATCAAGCAAAATTCATTGTTGATTATGCAAGTCGCCAGGAAATTGGATGGGCAGATAATGTTGGTAAACTAAGTGAAGATTTCCAAGTTGTTCCCGATAACAACTACTTCCAGAATCTATCTTATTCTATCAAGAGTCCAATCACTTGGGATCAATTAGTAAATCCAGTTAACAGACTTGTACACCCAGCTGGTTTAAAGAACTTTGCTGATGTTGGTATTACATCATCCATTGATGCTGGATTTAGGAATGTACCAGAAACTGATCCTGTTATCGTAATCGATGTTATTGGTGATAAGAGAGTTGATACTATCAACAACTTTGACTTTGCCAGAGATTATGATGCTCGCCCAGATGTCAATCCAACGAAATCTAAGTTTGCTACTTTTGATAACATTAAATTAACCGATTTTACTCTATGTAAGAGTAATAGAGTTCTAATACACGATGATATTAGCGGATCCTTTGCAAGTAAAGGTTTCCAAGATGTCTTTACTGAAATTGAAGAAGTTGAGAAGAACTATGCCAAGTATCTGGTTCAAATTGTAGATGCCGATACTTTAAATGTTCAAATATCTGAACTTGTAGTTCTAACTACAACCAATGATGCTATCTTAATTGATAGAACCAGTGATTTCTCTTCAATTGAGTTAGGTGAATTTGAAGCAACTTCTGACTCTTTCTCCAGAAAAGCACTTAACTTTAAACCAGTTGAAAAATATAACAGAGATCATGACATCAAAGTATTAAAAACCGACTTTGCTTCAAATGCACTCATCAATGGTGAGAAAAATATTGGCAATGTCAAACTATTTGCCGCTAATGTAAAAGTTGCAATTGCACAAACCGATACTAATGATGATATAGTTGGATTTACTACAACTACTATTGCATCATTTAACGATACTGAATTCCGTGGTTTTGTTGCTGATGTTCTAGTACAGGATGATATCACTAGAAAGTTTAGTTATGCTGAAGTTACCGTAGACTTTGATGGTACTGATGTTTACTATGCAGAATCCTATGTTGACTCTTCAAATGAAGGTTATAGTGCATCTAGAGTTGGTGTTCTAACTGCACGATATGATTCAAATGCTGGTAAAGTGTTCTTTGAATGTGAAAACCAGACAAAGAGAATTATCAATCTAAATTCTAATATAGTTGGATTAGCAAATACCTCTGTTGGTGTTGGTACTCATAGATTTGCAGTTCCTGGTCAACCAATTGGTGCAGAAAGAAGTGCTAGATTAGAATCTACAAACTTTAAGTCACCCAATGGTGATAAAGTTCTCATCAGTAGAATCGATAACACAAAAGATAGTTCAGTTAAATCAATCTTTAAAGTTAGTACTGCATCTGGTGAGTCTTCAATTCATCAGGCAATCTTCCTACAGAATGATGGCGCAGTAACTTCTATTCAGTATCCGTTTACTGGTAAAGATAACACTGGTATTGGCACGGTCGGTTCTCAGATTGTTGGTGATTTTAGTGAATTATATTTCTACCCAGATATTGCAGTTACTAATGAGGTAGAAGTACAGGCATACAACACTATATTCAATACAATTCCAGACTTCTTCAATACTCCAGATCCAATTACTATTGGTCCTGCTGAAACAAGACTGTTCTTATCCGCTTATGATGGTGTAAATGGCACTAGAGCAAATAAGATCAACTTCCCAATTACTCATAAGGGAGATCCTGTTTATGGTAAGTTCTGGAATCCAAATGATACAAATCAAGTAAATTATGAAACTGGTGAGATCACCATACCCAATCACTTCTTTAATACAAATGAAGAACTTGTTTACACGCCTGGTTCTACATTCGTTGGTGTCGGTTCTACTGCAGTTTCTATTGGTTCTACTACTAATCACGCTGGTATTGTAACTGATATTATGCCTGAAAAGGTATATGTCAAAGTATTCAATGAGAACAAATTCTTCCTTTACAGTAGACCAGAATATGTCAATAGTGGAATAGCAATTACTTTCACTGGAACAGGTGAGGGCAATGCTCATAAGTTTGATATGACCCAGAAACTAACCAAAACGGTTATTGGACTGGATGGTATTGTTCAGCAACCCATCACATTTACTTCAATCAAACATAGTATAAGAGATTCTATTGGAATTGGAGTTTCTCAGTTTGTTCTAAGTGGTATTAGTTCTGTTCAACCAAGAGATGTACTTAAGGTTGGTCCTGAGTACATGAAGATTGAACAGGTTGGATTCTCCAGTCTACCCCAAGGAACTATTAATGATTCTGATGATGTAGCTGCTGGTATATGCACTCTACCAGTGGTTAGAGTGAGAAGAGGATCTTTGGGTATCGCAGCAACAACACACCTTGCTGGTGCCGATGCTAGGGTGCATAGAGGATCCTTTAATATCGTTGATAGTACCGTATGGTTCCTAGATCCACCAAAGGGTAATTCAAGAGCCAGAAGAGATGATAGTAATCTCCCTTATGTCAAGGCAGAGTTCTCTGGAAGAACTTTCCTAAGACAGGATTATACTACCAATATGATATTTGATGATATTTCTGATACCTTCACTGGTGTTGGAAAGACATATACAATGACTGTTGGTGGCGCTAATACCGAAAGCGGTGTTGCAATTGGTAACGGTATTGTATTCATCAATGGTGTATTCCAAACTCCACTAACTCTGAATAATGCAGGTAACAATTACGAACTAATAACCACACCCGCAGGTGGAAGTGGAATTTCAAGTGTTGTATTCACTGGTATTAGTTCTGAAAATGGACAACCAATGCAGTCTCAGTTTGATATTAACCAGAATCAACTACCAAGAGGTGGTCTGATTGTTTCTCTAGGATCAACTCCTGGATTGGGTTATGCACCTCTAGTTGGTGCAAATGTCAAAGCAAATCTTGAAGAAAATCCTTCCAATAAGTTTGCTGCTAATTCGATTACTAGCATTACAGGTATTCCAACTACTTCAAATGTCAAGTTAGGCATTCAAACTGCGGCATATGATTTTAGAACTGGTATTATCACAGTTACAACAAATGCTGTACATGGATTTGCTCTTCAGCAACCATCCACTGTTCAATTGGATAGATTAGAGTTCTCCTGCTCTTCAGAACATGCTGGTGTTACTACTACATTCTTCCAGGATCATGATAGAGCACTTCCAATTGTTGGAATTATTTCCGCAACCACCTTTGAAGTTAATGCGGGAGTTTGCACAATTAATCATGTCTATGAAGGTGGTGGAGATGTAATTCCATTCTTCAACGATCTAACTTTCGGTTCTGGTTATAGAGATCCAGTTGGTATTGGACTAACTGATATTGAATTTGAACATAAGTTCATTAAGTCCGTAGGAAATGCCATTACAATCAATGGATCTATAAATTATTCTCCAACAAAAGTTGATTACAGATCATCTACTGGTGAACTAATCGTAACTGTCAATGATAATCATACTATTGCTAAGGCAACTGAGCATACTGTTACTTTCTCAACTTATGATCCAGTTGCTGGTACTGCAACATTCACTGTAGGAAATCATGGTTTCTCCAACGGAGATTTTGTAAAAATCAAGGATAACAGCATCAGATATAAGTGTACTATGGATGCAGACATCCTTAACCCAGGTGGTGTCTCGGTTCATGCTTATCCTAGAGTTACTGATCCTATCAGTGGCAGATGGGTTCCTATTTCTAATGTTACTGCAAATGAATTTACAGTAACCGTTGGAACATCTCCATTGGTGTCATTCACTCCAACTAACGCATTCTATGATGAAAACACTGGAATGGTTGAGTTGCAAATTGGTCAGCACAACTTAAAACCAGGAACCAATATTAAACTTGCAAATGGTTCCATATTGTTTACCTCTGATAAGGATGACAATACTACCACAGAAGCATATCCTAGAGTTGGTGACCCTTCACGAGACACTTCAATTACAATTGAATCCGTAACTCCAACTACAATTGTAGTTAAGTTAACAAATCCAGTACCAGTTGGTATTAACAAAATTAGATACACTTTTACAAGTGCCTCTGCAGATTCAGTTTCTACTGGTGGTGACTACACTCACTCATTCTTCACCGCAGATACTAATGGTTTACTAAGAGCAGTAGATACCGCTACTATTGCAACCAATTCACTGGTATTCACTTGTGATAGAGATGATCATGAATCTGAGCATCCATATCCTCGTTCTACTGATCCAGCTGCAGGTGTAACATTAGGTATTGAAGATACTTCATTCAACACCATTACCTTAAATGTTGGTACTGGTGGTGGCGGTGGTACTGGAGCAATCTTAGATGCCGAAGTCGGTACTAATAAGCATAGATTTGTAAGTGCTGATCCTAATTCTATTTTTATCGATGGTGGTGGCAATCTCAGCCCAACTGATGCAACTTATGATCCCGCAACTGGAGAACTAGTCGTCACTGCAGCATCTCATGGTGTTGGTAGTGCAACAACTGTAACTCCAACTGCAGCAACTTATGTAAGAAACACTGGTAATTTAACCCTTACTGTAGCAAATCATGGTTTCCAAGTTGGAGATAAGATTCTAATTGAAGATAACAGTTTGGTATTTACCTGCACTAAGGACTTTAATCAAACTGAACATTCTTATCCAAGATCCACTGATTATGCAAGTGGTAAGTGGTTGACAATTGCTAATGCAACCACAAATACTTTCAGAGTTAATGTAAATCCATCACCATCTGCTGAACAGTATACTCATACATTTGTAAAAGCACAATATAATGGTTCTGTTCTTAAATCTAATGGTGCTGTTACTATTATTGGTGGTTCTATGGTATTCACCTGTGCTCAGGATGCATATCAAACCTTACATCCATATCCAAGAACCACTGATCCAGCATATAACACTCTATTACCTGTAGGTAAGACTACAACGAATACCATTCGTTTAATGGTTGGTAAGTCACCTGCAGGAACTGGTGGAGCACTTGAATTTACTCTCAAGGGATATGGTGCTAGATTTGTGAACCCAGATATCACAACTCCTGAACCAAATTATGAAAATATGCCTATTGTAGGTATTTCTAGACTTGGTGTTGGTAAAACCACTGATACTGGAAGCAACTTACTCATGAATCTGGATGTAACTCAAGGTTCAACTAATGTTGGTACTGGTAGAAGTTTCTTTGAAATATCTAAGTTCCAAATCGCAAGAGAAGGTCATTCTTTTGCAATCGGAGATAAGTTTACTCCTGTTGGTTTAGTAGTTGATAAGAGACTACAAAAACCACTTGATAGATTTGAATTAGAAGTTGTCAATACTTTCAACGACTTCTTCTCCGCTTGGCAATTTGGTGAACTTGATTTTATTGATGATATTGCACAATTACAAACTGGATCTAGAAAGAGATTCCCACTATTCCGCAATGGACAACTTCTAAGTTTTGAAGTTGATGAAGAATCTCCACTAGGAGAAAGCATTGATTTGAATGCTGTTCTAGTAATCTTTGTAAATGGTGTTCTACAGACTCCAAACTATGCATATCAGTTTGAAGGTGGCACCACATTCCAGTTTACTGAAGCTCCTTCAACAAAAGATAAGGTTGATGTATTCTTCTATAAAGGTACTGACGGTGTTGATGTTCAAATTGTTAACATCAATGAAACTATTAAAGTTGGTGATGATATTAGAATTAGAAGAAGTGATACTGAAACTAACACTCAAGAACAGATTACTGACAGAATAATTAAAGATATTAGAGGATCTGACCTGGTAGAAACTACCATGTATAGAGGTCCTGGTATCACTGAAACCATTTCAAGACCTGTTGACTGGACTAAACAGAAAGAAGATAGAATTATTAAGGGCGATCTAATCTCTAAAGCAAGAGAAGTTATCGAACCCCAAATCTATCCAACTGCTAAAGTTATTGGTGATATTAAAGTTGATACTGGTATTGGACTAAATGGCGGTATTTTCGTTGATGATGCTGAAGCATTCTTCTATGAAGATCTTGCAAACCCAGCATTAGAATCTGAAGATCGTTATGGTGTAAACATCACTGCTGTTGATGCTATTCTATTCGCCCATTCTGAATTTGAACCAGCAGTAATTAGACCTGAAGTTAACTTCACAGGTCAAGTTGATAATTATGTGATTGATAACGCTGGAAATGGTTATGTCGGTGCAGCAGTTACCTTACACATTGGAGCACCAATTGGTGTTGGTATTGGAACCACCGTTAGAGATCAGTTTGCAGTTGCTGGTGTTTCTACCTTTGCTGCCGCAACAGCAAATATTGTTAATGGAAAAGTTGATAGTGTTACTATTGATAATGTTGGATTTGGATATACCAATACAAGTCTACCAGGTGTAACATTAACCAGAACACCAGTTAAGTATGAAAAACTACTATCTTACAACAATGTTGAAGGATATACTGGAATCATCACTGGTATTGGTACTGCAGTTGGATCTGCAGGTGCTGGATCACTTGCATTGAAGTTCTTCTATACTTCACTAAAATCCAATGCCAATAAACTACAAGTTGGTTATCCAATACTAATTAAAGATACTACTATCTCTGTTGGTGCTGGATTGACCAGTGTTGATGGTGCTGATAGCAATATTGTTGCCATTGGATCTACTTTCTTAGATAATATCTACAAAGTATCTTCCTTTGTTCAGGCAACTGACTTCCGCGCAGAAATTACTTGCGATATTCTTAGCAATACAGAAGAAGCAGTTGGTCTCGCATCTACTGGTTTCTATAATCCAACCAATATTGGATTAACAACTTCTCTAGGTACTATATCTTGGGGAAGAATATATAACGGTGAAAGAGATTCTAATCCAATCTCTATTGGAGTAACTGGACTAACTGTTGACGCTGGTTTATCAACTTTCCCAACAATTCAGAGAAGATACTTTGAAGGTCTCAACTCTGAGTTTGGATTGAGAAACAGTGGATCAATTAGAGTGGTTACTGGACTATAGTATTTCGTCTATAAATAAAGAAAAATTGTCAAAAGACTAAGTTAATAATCATGCCAGCAATTGTTACTGATCAGTTTAGGATCCTAAACGCAAATAATTTTGTAGAATCAGTAGAGTCTGATCAAAATTCTTACTATGTCTTTATTGGATTACCAAACCCAACTGGTTTACCAGAACCTAGTAGTTTAGTAGGGTATGGTAGATCTGAGGGGTGGAACGATACTGGAACTACTCCTTCACCTATTGATAGTTTCTCTGATATTGCCCATGTTGGTGATACCATGATGTATGGTAAGAGGATTGCCTCTGCCAACATTAGAAGAATCATTAAAAGAGTTGATTGGACCGCAGGTACAAAGTATGAAATGTATCGTGATGATTATTCAACCAAGAATACTAGTCCTATCAAAGATTCTAGTAGATTATATGGTGCAAATTACTATGTAATGAATTCTGACTTCAAAGTATATGTTTGCATTTCTAATGGTTCAACTGGAGATAATCCAACTGGTAATATTTCTCAAGATGAACCAACTTTCTCAGATTTAGAACCATCTAGAGCTGGTACTAGTGGTGATGGATATCTTTGGAAGTATTTGTATAGTGTATCTCCATCTGATATTATCAAGTTTGATTCTACTGAGTATATTACAGTTCCAAATGATTGGGCAACTACAAATGATGCTCAAATAAAGGCAATCAGAGAGAATGCAGATTCAACTGTAAACAACAATCAAATCAAGCATGTTTATATTGATAAACCAGGTGGTTTATATGCTGATGGATTAGGTCAAGAAGTTGACATCATAGGTGATGGAACTGGAGGTAAAGCTAGAGTTGATATTGTTGGTGGAAAGATCATCAATGTCATCGTTAGTTCTGGTGGACAAGGATATAGTTATGCAATGGTTGATCTTGGTGCATTACAAAATGCTCAGCACCCTGCACACTTGAGAGCAAAACTAGTTCCAATTATCCCACCTAGTTTAGGTCATGGTCATGATATCTACAAAGAATTGGGAACTGATAGAGTTCTAATTTATGCAAGATTTGACGATTCTACTAAAGACTTCCCCTCTGATACCAAATTTTCCCAAGTTGGTATTGTGAAAAATCCAACTAAAGTTGGTACTGCAATCACTTATGTAGATCCGACTTTCTCTTCTTTGGAAGCATTTATGTTCACAGAAGATTCTGTGGGATCCAACATCCCCAAAATTGGTGAGCGTATTACTCAGACATTAACCAGTGGCAGAATTGCTCAAGGTTATGTTGCTTCATATGATAAAGAAACTAAGGTGATGAAGTATTTTAGAGATCGTTCTCTAAACTACTCAACACCTAATAATGATCAAACTGATTATGCTGGCATTTCAACTGCTGGTAGAATCTATGCGTTTGAATCTAGTGGAAGTAGTATCAAAGGTGATCAATCCAGTTTTACTGCGACTATTAATACCAATTTCTCAGGTATTACTACAAATCCAACTGGAACTAAATTGATTAATTTGGGAATATCATTCTCTGGTGGGTTATCAAATAATGAGATAAATAAAGGATCAGGGGAAATTGTTTACATTGACAATAGACCCATTATTGCTCGTAATGAGCGCCAAAAAGAAGACGTTAAAATCATCCTGGAATTCTAAAAAATGCCACAAAAGACTA